GGTAACTCAACACAGTTTCCGTAACTCAACCATTGAGCTCTCATAATCATATGAGCTTGAGTACGGGCTGGTAATTTCCTTTGTTCCTTGTTGAAAATGAGATTAGGGCTGGAGATAACTTTACCGTATTTAGAAAAAAGTGATGGTAAAGGAATCCACTTCCTACACTCGATTTTATTGTATTCTTTATCGGTATATGTGGTTCTGAGTAAGACACCTCTTAGGTACGTAGGATAAGGATGTCCTGTTTTGAATTTTGCTTTTACACCTGCTTCATCAAAAGCTTTTTCTGGACCTAAAGGACTAGTGAAAGCATGTATTGTTAGTAACATTGTTAATAAAGAGTTAGTAAGAGAAGTACCCCTTTCACCTGTTGGTTTTTGTTCAACGTTTCTATTTGTGGGAATTTTATAGTCATTTTTCCTATTAAAGAATGAAGTCTTAGCAGTGTGGATTGACCACCATAATTCTGCTAATTCATCTAGTCCCCACTGTCTGAAAAGTTGTTTGACTAGTTCCAATAATTGAAAGTTTTGTGTTCTATCGTACTTAGAAAAATCACACTCTGACCATACGCAGGCTCTGCGTACTAGTGAATCATCTCCCATGATTGTGCCAAAGTATGTAATTGTATCTTGATCGGATTTTGTGAAGAAATCTTCTATATCACACGGGGTAGAACCAGCCGTATAATAGAAACAAAAAGTCTTGCCGCTAACCGTAATTGGATTAGAACAATCTTTGTCAAAGACTTTTTTAAAAGATTCCTCAATTCTATCGAACCAAGCACCGAGTAAGTCACTCCAATGACCTCCCATTTGAAATACTATTCTGGAAACATATTTGTCAGATTGGAGTAACCATTCGTCGGATTTTGTACCCATATCGATGTGCCAGCTTTCTTTGCCATTGGCCTCAGCTATTCTATCTTTAATGACAGCTTTTTGTTGTTTGGGTTTTAATTTTGAGAACCATTCTACTTTATCGGGGTTACGAACGGTTAATATTGGGAAAAAATGAGCAATATACCTGAGTCTAGAGATACAATTTGTATAAGTATTATTTAGTATAAGAATTCTAGAATAATAAGAAGCTAATTGCATATCGACTGAAGGGGCAGGTTTTTTTCTAGATCCTAGATGCGCAGCGAAGACAAAACTGCCAACATAAGATCTAAAATCAATTCTTTTCTCTGGATGTTGAATTGTACCAAAAGTGAAGTTGTCTCCAGCTAAATCTGGTAATGTTTGAGCTGGTACCTCTGTAATTTTTGGTAAGATTTGATAACCTGAGGGATATATTGTTTTGCCATTATGTATATTCGATCTATAGTTTTGGATAATTGAATCTGGTGCTTCATCGAATAATGGTATTAATCCTGTATTATTGTGGTATAAAGGGTCTTTATTAAAAACAGCTTTATTGTGCAATAAATGGTATTTTACACGAGTAGACCAGTCATATTTCATTGAATTACGATGAAAATGATAGCCTTTCCAGGATCTATATAAGAAGGCTTCCATAATACCTATCACGAACCACATACCTGGA